AGACATGACGGGCTACACGTTGCACAACTATACAGCCCCAAAGGGCGATTTTTCGCACATTTTCGGTTATTCTGGGTGGTCTGGAACGGTAAACGAGTCAAAAATCACCACAAAGTGGGAACTTGTTAACATTGATGTGACGACGCCGCCCAAATCCCATATAAGTCTTCGTTACAAGGCTGCGGACTCTATCAAGGGACTCGACAAAGCTCCCTGGAGTAAGAATTTTGGTCCATACCCTCCAGCCCAAATGCCATTAAAGTTGCCAAACGTTATGGGTAAGTTTTTAAAGGTAGAAGTCTTTATGCAAGCGAACGATAAGAAACAGTCACCCCTTATTAAGTCTTTGTCGGCAACGGGCAAATCGGTGGTTCTTCCGTAACGGAAGTGTATACTATTTAATAGAAGAATGTCAAGTCTAAATCTCACTCCATTAACCTTTCTGCAAAAAGTGAAGCAGTTCATCGCCGACAATCTTATAGCGGGAGACAACATTACTTTAACAACCTCCACCGACAATAAGGTTACTATAGCTACACCCGGCGCGAGCTTTGACACGACCCAGTTCACAGGCTCCATCATATCGTGCCTCTGGTATCCCCCCGCCACTGCTGATGATACCGACGAAGAATTCAACAATTCAGATGCTTTTGACAGCGGCTGGACAGTTACAAACATAACTGATGACTCAGAAGGATCAATTTCAGCAACCGCTGTAGATTTTTATTCTGCATTTGCCAGCGGCGATGCTGTGAGAATTAATCCTGATACAGTGAATCGGAGATCGTGGGCACTAATTCAAGCCCCAGCGCGAGATAAGTTTTATGCTATAACAAAATCATATACCTTTCCAACAAATGCTTTAATATATGCTCGTCTTCGCTTCTCCTCTCGGGTCGCATCGACCACCAACAACGACGGCGCGGTTGGCATTATTATTGGTGAAATGGATGGAGGCACCCTCAGTGTAACTAAATATATGGAAATGTACCTAAACGAAACGGATGCCAACGCCATCCAAGGTCAGTGGGATAAATACGATGGTGCGCGTGGCTATGCACCCATTGCGAACACCCAAGATGTTGACACAGCGGGACAGGCTTTAGAGTATGTTGCCATACACAAAGTTGGCTCAACTTATTATGGGTGGATCGGCACCCCGTCAAATTGGATATATATGGGCACGACTACTATAAGTAATGTTAGCCCAGATGCAGTTGGCATCGTTGTAGCTAATAATAATGCTGACAGCAAAGCAAATGTGGTGGGTGTCGATTTTATTCGCTTTATTGAAACTGACAAATTTGTGCTATAATGAAAAAAGACAACAAAGATCCCAACTATCTCGTTAAGCTTGAAAAAGCTATTGCCGACAAATATGGCAAGGAAGCAATCCAAAATCCCAAAGCCGATTGGTCCGACGACAAAGAAAAACAATATCAAAAAGAGGTAAAAGATATTAATCGGAGGCTTTATCAATCTAAGGACTCTTCAGAGAAGGTTGATGTCAATGGTGTTTTAATTTCGAAAAAACTACTTACTAGAGAAGCAAACCGAGCTTGCCCGATTTGCGAGAAATATAATTTAAGCTCAAGGGATGAAGTATTCATTTTAAAGTGGCACTGTTGTGAGAAGTGTCATGTTGAATTTGTAGAAAACCGAGAGGGCAGGTGGAAAAAAGGATGGAGACCAAACAATGGCAAATGCTGATTTAGAAATAATTCGTGGATTATCACAGGCTGCTGGTGATTTATATGATGGTGCAGTCGACGCCGATGGGCAACCTTTAGAGATTGGTTTAAAGCGAGAAGATTTATTAAGCACAAATCGCAAAATGATTGATGGAGCCAAGATAACCTTTTTTGGGGATCAACTTCGTGTCGGCTACGAAGCTGAAATAACCTTAAAGGATATATATAAAGACGGTGCAAACGCTTTTCAATCTGAGATAGACGATGTGATTCAAAAAGTTGTCAATTTTCTTAAAAAGAATTATCGTGCATATACCAAGAAGTCGGTCACGTTAACTCCTGTTGAAGACGAAGCTTCGATTAAAATTGAATATATTTCTCGTTATCGAACTCTTTGCTGCGCCGCACGTCATTATAAGATCGGTGGTTTGAGCGATGTTTTGTCGGCGAGCGAGGAAGAACAAAAGAGTCGCGAAATTTCGGACACTTATCGTAAATTTTTAGAACAAGGCGGCTTTGGGACTCGCCCCAAGAACGACACCAGACCGAAAAATGATTAATGTCTTATCAATTATCAAAGCAGGACAAGCTCAAAGAGATTTTAAAATCTGGTAAAGACCCCGTTTATTTTATTAAAAATTATTGTAAGATTTCTCACCCAATGCGTGGGCTGATCCCTTTTCGCCTTTATGATTTTCAGGAAGCCGCGATTAGGGATTTTAATGATTATCGCTTCAATGTGATTTTGAAGGCTCGTCAGTTGGGCATTTCTACAACTGCTGCTGCATACATTTCATGGATGCTTTTGTTTCACCGAGATAAAAATGTTCTTGTGGTGGCAACAAAGCTCAACACCGCAGCAAACTTGGTGAGAAAGGTCAAGCACATTTTTAAACACCTCCCCGATTGGATGATGATTTCAAAAATCACCATTGATAATCGCACTTCGTTTGAGTTGGAAAATGGTTCACAAATTAAAGCCTCCTCTACTTCTGGTGATGCTGGTCGATCAGAAGCCCTGACTCTTCTCGTTGTTGACGAGGCTGCATTCGTTGAGGGCATGGACGAGATGTGGGCTGGTTTGTATCCCACTCTTTCAACTGGTGGTCGATGTGTCGCTCTTTCGTCGCCCAATGGTGTTGGCAATTGGTTCCACAAAGCCTACACTGAAGCCGAGGAAGGAAAAAATGATTTCAACCCCATAAAACTCAAGTGGCAAGTCCATCCAGACCGAGACAAAGAATGGTTTGAAAAAGAAACGCGCAACATGTCTCGCAGAGAGATTGCTCAAGAATTGGAGTGCAATTTTAATCAATCGGGTGAGGGCGTTTTCCATCCCGACGATATGGAAATTATTCAAAAAGGTTTGTGCGAACCCAAATATAAAGCTGGCGTCGATCGAAACTTTTGGATTTGGGAAGAGCACCAAGATAACGCCGAGTACCTTTTGACAGCAGATGTAGCCCGTGGAGATGGAAAAGATTATTCTGTTTTCCATGTTTGGCGCTTGGATACATTTGAGCAGGTAGCGGAATATCAGGGAAAAACAAGCCTAGATGACTTTGCGACCATAATTTTTGATGCCTCTAGGGAATATGGTTTTTGTCTCACAGTGGTCGAAAACAACTCTCTCGGCATTGCAGTTCTTGAAAAGCTTATAGATAAAGAGCACCCCAATTTATATTACTCTATCAAGGGAACCCATGAGTATGTTAATGAGGTTGAAGCTCAACGGCGCACAAATTCCATTGTTGGTTTTTCAACAACCAACAAGACTAGACCTCTTATTATCGCGAAAGCAGAAGAGTTCGTGAGAAATAAACTAATTAAATTAAATTCGACAAGAACCTATAATGAAATGACAACCTTCATTTGGAACAATGGTCGACCCGAAGCCCAAAGAAGTTATAATGATGATTTAATAATGTCTTTGGCAATTTCCTGTTGGGTAAGAGATACCGCCCTTGTGGTTAATCAGAGAGAGTTGGAATATCGAAAAGCAATGATGACGGCAATGTCAATATCAAATAGTTCGTTGGATACTCGTATGTCGGGGATGGTGGGCTATAAAAAAGCACAAGACTCTTTTGCAAGAGACACAGTAGCGAATTTACAAATGGAATATGCGGGATTAATTAAAGGATAAAGAACATGGCAGATAGTAAACGAAATCCGAGAGATAATCAGTCACCACTTTATAAGACACTAACACGTCTTTTTTCTGGTCCTCTTGTGGATTACAAGGTTGAGAAGCAGAGGCGATATCGTCGTGGACAAATAGAAAAATATGGTTCTAAATTTAAATCTTTGTCTGGTCATCATTTTAAAAAGAGTAGCTACAATATTTATGATGATTTTCGGGCACGCTATATTAGCGAACAGAACAGAACAGAACGCTATTTAGATTTTGATCAGATGGAGTTTACTCCAGAGATTGCTTCCTCTTTGGACATATACGCTGACGAGATGACAACGTTTTCAGATCTTCAGTCTCTAATGCGTGTTGAGTGTCCCAATGATGAGATCCGCTCTGTTATTAAAACTTTATTATATCAAGTGCTGAACATTGAGTTTAATTTGTACGGTTGGTCGCGTGCGATGTGTAAATATGGAGATTATTTTCTTTATTTAGATGTTGATGAAGAATTGGGCATAAAATCGGTCTTGGCTCTTCCGACCGACGAGATCGAAAGACTAGAGGGGGAAGACAAAACAAATCCAAATTATATTCAATATCAGTGGAACGCTGGCGGTCTGACCTTTGAAAATTGGCAAGTGGCACATTTTAGAATTTTGGGTAATGACAAGTATGCTCCTTATGGAACATCTGTTTTAGATCCTTCTCGCCGCATTTGGCGACAGCTTACATTGATGGAAGATGCAATGATGAGCTATCGAATTGTTCGCTCCCCCGAACGCAGAGTGTTTTATGTTGATGTGGGCAATATTGCTCCTACCGATATTGAACAATATATGGAGCGCATCAAAACCATGATGAAGCGTAACCAAGTGGTGGATTCGAAAACTGGTCGTGTAGATTTACGATATAACCCCATGAGCGTTGATGAAGATTATTTTATTCCTGTGCGCGGTGGCACTTCAACGCGGATTGAATCCCTTCCCGGTGGACAATTCACTGGCGACATTGATGATGTTGAATATCTGCGCGACAAACTCTTTTCAGCCCTTAAGATTCCCCGCTCATATCTTGCGCGTGGCGAAGGCGCAGAAGAAGACAAAACAACGTTGGCTCAAAAGGATATTCGTTTTGCAAGGACAGTTCAAAGATTGCAGCGATCACTTCTTTCTGAAATTGAAAAGATGTGCTTAGTTCATTTGTATATTTTGGGGTATCGTGGTGATGATCTTCTTTCGTTTAAATTAAGGCTGAATAATCCAAGCAAGATTGCGGAGTTACAAGAGCTTGAACACTGGGAGAAGAAGTTTTCTGTGGCTTCCAATGCTACCGAAGGTTTTGTGTCGCGCCGATGGGTTGCTGTAAATCTTTTTAATATGGCTGATGAGGAGTTTATTAGAAATGAAGAAGAGATGTTTTATGATGCTAAATTTAATAAACAAATAGCGGCTATTGCCGAAGCTGAAATGGAAGGTGGTGACGAGGGAGGATTGGACCTCGGCGGTGAAGAGGGAGAGTTAGACCTTGGCGGTGAAGAGGGAGAGTTAGACCTTGGCGGTGAAGAAGAGGAAACGAATCTCCTAGCAGAACCGGGAGATGAAGAACTAACCGAGGCTGATGAAGATA